CCCCCCCCCCGCCGGCCAGTTCCGACATAGCCGCGGCTGTCTGTGTTGCGCTGGCCTGGATCACGTCTTGCCCGGCCTCGTGAAGCTGGTCGCCGGCCGTGGCGTAGACCTGGGCAAGCACCTTGTCGATAGCCGCCGCCTGGGCTTCCAGAAGGGCTTTCTTGCGACTGAGGGACATGTCCGCGAAGTTGTCCCCGGCATCGTCGGCCAGGGCCGCCAGCTTGCCTACGATGTCCGCACGGGCGGCCCGAAGCTCCCGGACCATGTCTTCGGCAAGGCCGGTCGCCCGCTGGTCCACGGCGTGCTGGAACTTGAGAAGGTCGTCGAGGTACTTGTCGGCCATGGCCTATGCCCGCATCTGAATCTTCCACAGGACGGAAGCGACGTCGGCTTCGACGTTGACAATGGTCCAGGTCCGGGCCTCGAAAATGACCTTGTCGCTGGTCTCGGGCTGGATGGCTATTTCCGCCTGCCGGATGGAAAGCTTGCGGTCGCCGGTCTTGATAAGCGTGCCGTCCACCAGGAAGTCGGAATAGCCCGTGACGATGCCCTGGCAGGGATAGTCCGTGGTGGCTCCCTCGTCGTATGCGCCCGTCGAGGGGTTGAACTCGCCTTCCTCGGTGCGCCGAATGATGATGTCGGCCGGGATGTCTCCCAGGGCCGTGAACGCCGTGGCCGTGGCGCTGGCCAGTACGGCACGCAGTCCCATGGGCTATACCCTCCTCAGGCTGATGGAGCGCAAGCCGCCGCTACGAACCCCATAGGACGCCACCAGGGCAAAGACTTGATCCGGGATGACCTTCACGCGGTCGCCCGGGTCCACCTCGATCTTGATGGTGTCGGCCTGGATGGATTTCATGCCGGCCGTGTCGGGCAAGGCCGTGGTGTCCTTGGCGAGAAGCACAAGGGCAAGCTCCATCTGCGCCACCTTGACCGCCTTGGGCGTGGTCGTGGGGGTGATGCCCGGAATGCCGAGGCGCGGCCACTCCATGCCCTGGTCCGGAGAAGTCTTGCTCCCCTGCCAAACGATATGCCGATCCAGGAGCACGGCGGCCGTCACCAGGGCCTTGGCTTGGTTGTCGGCGCTGGCGCTGGTCCAGGCCTCGGCATGAAGGCGGTCCCCGAAGTAGGCGGTCGCCTCGTCCGTGGTGACGTAGCTGTTAGACCCTGTAAGCACTTCGGCCATGGTTCATCCCTCGCTTGAAAAATTGCCGGAACCCTTGCGGGCATTTACGGACTCCGGCGGGTCCGGGTTCGGCCTTTTCGCCTTGAAGCTGAGGCGCGCCGGGCGATATTGGCCTCAGGTCGGACCAGATGGCGCTTTTATTATCCGCGTGCTGGACGGGCTACGCGTTCTTGATGGCCTTGAGGCGGGCGGCCGCCTTGGGGTGAAAGACCGTGATCGAGCAAATCCATTCGATCAGGGTCTGGTAGAAAATGCCCTGCAAGCCCTGGTCAATGACCTCCATGCCGCCCGTGGCCTGGAGACCGGAAACCCACTCCTGGGCACCGAAGCGCACGGCATAGATGCTGGTGCAAGCGGCGTCGGCCGGGGTCGCCTGGGCATCCTTCTCGTCGAAGGCCAGGATTTCGCCCCCGTCCTTGTCCTGCTCGATTACGCCGATGGGAATGCCGGCATAGGCATAGATGGGGCGGCCGAAGGCGTCTGAAACGGGTTCCGTGGCCTGATTGCTGGCCCGCATGAGGGCGTTGACCTTGCGGCGCATGGTCTTGTTCATGAAGAGCACGTCCGGCCCGCCCTGGACGGCGTCCATGAGCTGGTCCAGCATGTCGAGGGTCAGGGCCGCGCCGCCGGCGGCGGTTCCGGCCGCGAGGACCTGATTGCCGGTCAGGCGCTTTTCCAGGCCGTCGAAGGCCAGGGCGTCCGCTTCGGCATCGCCCTTGAAAAAGACCCGGGTGAACTCCAGGGCCGCAGCCTTGGCCTTCATGGCGTCGTGCGTGGCCCGGATGTCGTTGATCTTGCCTTGGGTCTTCACCTGGGCACGGTCCACCTTGGAAATGCCGCCGAAGATCTTCAGGGCCTCGGTCATCGGATTGATGACGCCCGTGCTCTCGGTGTAGGTGTCATTGTAGCCACGAAAGCCGATGCCCGGCAGGGTCTGTTCCTGGTTCCAGGCGTAGGCGTTGCCGGCCACGTCCATGAAGGGCAGACGCTCCAGCACGGCCGAGGACCGGGGGAAGATTTCCACAACGCCCCGCTGCAAGGGGTTCTGAATGAGCTTGCTGGCTTCGGTCAGGGTCAACATGGTGGTTTCCTCTTAGGACTTGTACCCGGTCGCCATGATGGCTTGCGGGGTCATGTTCGAGAAATCGACGGGAGGCTTCCCGCCGGGCCGCTTGCTGTCCGGGCCGTTCGGCTCCGGGGCACGACCGCCGAAAACGCCTTTCTTGTGGGCGGCGCGAATCCATTTGATCTTCTCGGCCGGCGGCAGGTCGGGCACGATGTCCCGCAGGTCCTCCGGGATGTCCTCCAAAAGCTCGGTGACGATCCCGGAAAGGGTTTCCTCAGCCGCCTTCTTGGCGTCGTTGACCTTCTGGAACCGCTCATAGGGCACGGTCTTTTCGCCTTTGTCGGGGGCGGTCCCGGGCGTGCCCTGCTGGCCCTGGTTCGGGGTCTGGTCCTGCTGCTGGTTCTGGTCTTCCATGGTGATCTCCTCGCGTTTTACGCCTGCGTGGGCGCTAAATTTGCTGTTCCTTCAGGGCGGCCGTCTCGTCGCGCACCTGGATCAGGTAGGCCAAGGCATCTTCCCGGGTCGCAAGGTCGGGGTTTCGCTCCATGACCGCGTCCACGGGGGAAATGAGGCCCATGGAAAGCAGAAGCTCCCAGGTGGCGGCCTGATCCTTTTCGCTGGTGTCCGGTTTGGGGTCGGCAAAATCGACGGCCAGGGTCGCGGCATCGGAGAGCTTGCGGCCGGGGTTGTGGTGGTTCCAGACGGTCCGCAGGACGGCGAAAAGCCGGCGCTCGTACATGCGCCAAAGCGCGATGTCATCGCGGCGAGACTCCTCAAGCTCCACGTTGCCCACGATCTTGGAGACGCCGCTTTCGTCGGTCGGGTCCACGCTCATGGAAGAGCCCGGCAGGCCGTTCGAGACCGCCGCCCACTTCATAAGCCGGTCAATGGCGTTGACCACCTCGTCAATAGGGGCCTGGGGCGCGGCAATGCCAAGCTCGCCGTCCTTGGGAAGCTCAATGATCTTGCCCGGCCCGGTGTCGAGGATGCCGCCGCCCTCGGCTCCGCGAACCCACCCCAGGCCGAAGCCCTGAAACTCCAGGGTGTGGAGCAAGTCCACCAGGGCCTTGTTCACGGCCTCTTGCATGACGATCAGGTCTTCCCCGCCCGCGATCCAGAAGGAATCCGTGGGGGCGCGATCCCACAGGGGCACGAAGGGCAACACGCCGTAGGGGTTCGGCCCGCCGTCCGTCTGGTTCCCCCGATAGTCCAGGCGCTGCCATGTCTCCGGGGTCCACAAGGCGTAGGTGACTTCCTCGCTCTTCCCGTTGTCCGGGTAGTGCGTGACCAGCACGGCCTGGATGTCCTCGGGGCTTTCGCCCGTGGTCACGTCCAGAATGTCCGGGGTCAGGATGTCGAGGTCCAGGCGGCCATTTCGCCAGACGGGCCGGACAAGGCAGGTCTTTAAGAGCTTCACGCACCGGCTGGCCGTCTTCATCTTGATGGACAGGGCGGCCTGTTCGGCAATCTCCGCGAAAAGGGCCTTGTCGGCGTCGGTTCCGTCCACGCTCCGCTTCGGTTCCTCGGCATAGACCCGGGCCTTGAGGTCCACCACCTTCTTGACGATGTTGACGAAGCAGTGCGTCAGCTTCCCCGGCTCCGCGAACTTGAGGGCAAGCACTTCCTGCAAATGCTCAAGCTGACCGTCGTGATAGAAATCCAGACGCTTGGCCGCGTCCCGTTTGCGGTCCCGGTTGAGGGCATAAAGCGCCCCCCGGAACATCTCGGCCACAAGCGCCGGCCCCTGCGGTTCAAAAAGCATCGCTTACACCCCCTGATAGATGCGCGGCCCGTCGAGCTTCACGTAAGCCGCATAGAAACCGGGCAAAGTATGATCATCGTCCAGGCGAAGCCGCATGTAGCCCCGGAACATTTCCGCGACCTCGTGGTAGGCCGCGCACTCGTGCTTGCACAAAAGCTCCATGTCCCCGCCCATGAGAAAGCACAGGCTCCGCGTGGGACGCAGATTGCGGCATTCGATGCGCTTGAGGGCGTAGACCGACAGGACCGCCGCCCGGGTCGCAAAGACGGACCAGTTGAGGGAATAGACCGTGTCGTCGTGGAACTTCTGCGAGACGTGGCCGAAGGTGTAATTCCCGTCGCGCTTCTCCTCGTACACAAACGTCTGCATCTCACTGGCCAGCATCTTCAAGCCCTGGGAGAAGTGCAGCCGGCCTTCCTTGGCGATCCGGTGAAGCTCGACGAAAGAAAGGTTCTGGTTCGTGCTGGTGGCGGAAAGGACCTCGGCCGGGATATCCTGGTCATCAAGCCAGGGCTTGAGGTCGGCCACCTCGTATTGCTCCAGGGTCACGGCATCCAGGCTGTAGCGGCGATGGTCCTCAAGGATGGCCTTCTTGATGCAGCGGGCATGGTTCGGGACCACCACGTCCTGATTGAGGACGTAGTATTCCGGCTCCGCGTCCTTGGCCGACGCCACCTTCAAGGTCGTGGTCCAAACCGTGTTGTCGCCCCCGAAGAGCTTTTTCGAGCGGTCCAGCCCCCCGCCGATGACGTACTTGCGCCCGCCGGTCAGGTCCTCCAGACGGTCAGGCGGGAACGGGCACGGAATTTCGGCGCGGCACAGGGTGATGACCTCGGCCGGGAAAAGCGCGTTGCGGGCGCTGGAACGCTTGCCCAGGATGTCGCGGGAGAAAGCCGTGGGAAGCTGCGTCTGCTGAAGTCGGACCACCTTTTCCCGGTCGATCCAGGCCGGGGCGTCACGCAGGTAGGTTTCCAGGTCGGGATACTCGATCCGGCGGCAGAGGATGCCCGGGTCCGTCTCGGCAAGCATTTCCAGTCCGTGGACGTGCCCGCCCTCATGGTCGGTGTTGGAGTCGATCAGGCAAAGCGTGCCCTCGGAATCCAAAAGCGAAGCTTGGTAGGCGTCGAAAGGCCCCGTGTCCGGGCAGGCGTGGAAGTCCGAGACCCAAAGCAGGTTGAGCTTGTCGCCAAAGGCTCCGCTCATGGTCACGGTGGACGCCTGGATGATGTTGCCCATGGCCGGGTTTTCGATGGCCTGCTTGCGAAGGTTCTCTTCCCCGATCATGGCCTTGAGGGCCGGGGTGTTGCGGATGATTCCCCGAAGGGTCCGCATCTGCACCTTCTCGCAATGGATTTCGGAGTTGCCGAGGGCCTGAATGGTCTGGTTGCCCCGGCTGGTGAAAAGCCACATGGCAAGCAAGGCAAAAAGCGTGCTCTTGGAGTGCCGGCGCGGGGTCACATGCAAGACGATGGAATACCGGAAAGGCTTGTCCTGGCCCGGCTCCAGGGCGTCACGGATAAAATCATCCTGCCAGAACTCCAGGGCCACGGGCTCCCAGGTATTGCCCTTGGTCAGGATGCGGGGCTTCACGTCGGCAAGCCAGTTGTAAAAGCCCGCCGCGCCCGGTTCGTTCCAGGCGGCAAGGATGTCGTCGTTGCTGCGACTCGACGCCTTGGACTTACGCATCCTTCAACACCTCAGATAGGTTGACGCCCCACGACTCGGGTTCTTTCTGACCGTAGCCCTTGGCCGCATTGGCAAGCTGGCCAAGATTCGTGCGAAACAGGTTTTGCACGCGCACGTAGCGGTCAAAGTCAAACCCTGGCATGCCATAGGTATTTTGCATCTCCAAAAGCTCCAAATACATGGGGACCATTGTTTCGATCAGCATCTTCTGGACTCGTGACAGTCTGCCGCTGACCATATCGCGCAACTTGGCCCGGACGATTTTGACCTTTAAGGCCGGATCATCATGGCGCGTGGGGTCCTTATCCTTGAGCTTATAGTAGGGCATAGAGAGTGAAAACCTCGTTTGCTCATGATTTGTTCATGATCTTGAACACTTCCCTTGATCGTGCCCTTACCCTTGGCCCGCATTGCGGGGACATGGTGGGGACAAGCGGGTGTTAGCACAGTTTATCGAAAGCTAACTACGAAAAATCATTGTCTCTTTTTTTCATAACGTGCGGATTACCAATCCCATCACGATCCCCGCCCCGCTCTTTTCCCCATGACCGCAGGTCCCAAGCAGCACAGACGGGGTCATCGGTGCGCCTCGGCCCGGCCGGGAGCTGTATCTTTTTTATACACCTGGGCCTTCGATGCTTCCTTGAACCGCTCTTCGATCTCGCGCATGTACTTGGCGAGAAGGGAAAAGGTGATGTACTCGGCCGCCGCTCGGCTTCCGGCCAGAATGAAGTTGACTTGGTAGCGGACCATGAAGGCGAAGACGCTTTGCAAGACCGCCTTGGGGCGCATCTCCGACCGATAGGCCCCGGCGCTCAGGTCCTGCCATGACCCTTCGCACACGACGGCAAAAAGCTCGTAGGACCTGCCCCGGGCAAGCTCACGCTCGAACCGATCCCGGTTGCTGCCCATAAGACAACCCACGAGGTCCTCAAGGCTCTTGCGTTCGATGGCCACGCGGTCCGTGAAGCCGGGCAAGGAATAGTCCCCGGTCGGCAGGGTGCCCCGCTCAATCTCGACCTCCAAACCGGAGAAACCGAAAGGGGCTTGTTCCCGGGTATCAACCACGATTTTCATGTCGGCCCCCGATGCGCTTATGGCTTTTCTTCCGATCCATCTTGCGGCCAAGGCGCTCACACCACGCCAGGGCTTCGGCCTCAAGCCTCGCATCCTCTGCCGCCTGGATGGTTCCCTTGGGCTTTTCCCTCGTCTCGACCTGTCCCATTCCGATCTCCTTTGCCGTCTTCGCGGACCCCATCCCCGGCGGGGGGAGGTTTTGGGCATTTGTGCCAAAAAACCTTCCCCCTTTAGGGGGCACAAATGGCACTTGGCACAAAACTGAAATCATTGAACTTTTTTATGTGCCATTCCCTTTGGCACAAAAAACCGTGGCACAAATCAAAATCCACTGAAATCATTGAGTATCTTTTGTGCCATCCCAATTTGGCACCTTTGGCACTAAAAACATGCTCCCCCGGTTTTCAGGACGTAGCCTTCCGCCTGCCCCCGAGTTTTTTCATCGCTCGGACATTCAGTGATGAGGCCTTGGGCAAGGGCGTTATCCACCATGCGACGGACGCTTGAACGAGACTGGCCAGTGTCTTTAACCAGCCTGTCCCAAAGGTCGCCTTTACGGTTCACCTTGCCACCCAACGCCTGCAAAGCCTCTGCGACGGCTTGCACCTTGCCGCGCTTTTTGGGGTCGTCCGTGCGGACCATGGACAGGTCCGGCCGCCGCTCCAGAAAGAAAGGCTTGGCCGCCTCGAAGTTGCGGGCCTTTTGGTGCTGCATCTCGATTACGTTGGAGCGTTCGCCGTCGATTTCCACGGGCTTCATAAGAAGGATGTTGGCCGCCCAATCCCCTATGGCCGACGCGCCACGTCCAGCAAAAACGCCGTTGTCGGTGGTGTTTTTGCCCACATGATGCACGACGATGGTCCCGACGTTGGCTTGGTCGCAGATGCCCGTCAGGCAGTCCAAAGACCGGCGCATGGCCGCGTTGTCGTTTTCGTCCTGGCCGTGGAAGGAAATAAGCGGATCAAGAACAAGGAGGTCCACGCAAAGCCGCCGGCAGGCATCCACAATCCGGCGCTGGAAGGCGTCGTCCGTCAGTTCCCCGGTCATGCGGATGTCCCGGGGCATGACGATATTTTCGAGAGCTGGGGCCATCTCGGGCATGGCCTGAATGATCTTGCGAAGGCGGGCTTGCGTGCCGGCGGCGCTGTTTTCCGATTGGATGAAAAGCGTGCGGAGTGGACGGACAAGGGGAAACTTGCCCCAAAGCCCCGCGTCGCCTCCCATACCGCAGGCCAAGGCCATATTGAGAGTCAGGACGCTTTTCCCCAGGCCGGACGGACCGCAGACAAGCAGGCTCTCCCGCTCGTTGAGAAGGCCGTCGATTAAGGGAGTAAGGACGATCTCCACCTTCATGAAGTCGGCGGCGCTGACGCAATCCATGGCCCAAGAGGGCCGGTAGGCCGGCGTCTTGTCAGCCAGGGCGTAAAGCTCTTTCTGAGTGCCCCCGGCGGCTATCCAGTCGGTCACGTCCCCCTTTTCGGGGAGGTCGGGAAGGTCCACCACCTTGACCGAAGCGGCCACAGGATAAAGGGCCTTCGCCACCATGGCCCCATGCTCCCGGCCCGGATCGTCATTATCCTCCAGGATGACCACATGCCGGCCCTCAAAATGGCCGTTGAAGTCGTCCTTCCACTTTCCGGCCCCCATGGGATTGCAGGAACCGACCAAGCCAAGGGCGCGCAAGGACTCCACGTCCTTTTCTCCCTCGACAAGAAAAATTTCTTTGGCCTGCAACACGGCGGGGAGGTTGTACGGAACCAGCCGGACGCCCTTTATCGTCTGGTCGTACTCCTTCCGCGCAAAATCATAGGTCCACTGTCGAAAGGTCTTTTTCTTACCGGGCTCCTCGAAACGAACCGTGGTAAAAAGGTATTGATCTTGCTCATTCTTGTAATGGTAGAAGGCCGTCTTGTTCGCCAATATGGGCCGGGCATGGTCGTCACCGCCTTTCTGTTGGTGCTTCTGACCGTTTCCATTCCCATTGCCATTACTGATCCCCGCGCGCTTGGCCAATTCGTAAAGTGCGGCCTTGAAGTCCACGCCGTGCCGGTCCTGGAAAAATCGGAAAACGTCACCTTCGGCGTTACATCGCTGGCATTTAAAGAAGCCGGTCTTAGCATTGGCGTAGAAGTGACGGCCTTGGTCTTCAAGAAATGGGCAGGGCGCGTTCATTTCATCGCCCTGGCCCCGGAGTTCGGGCAATTCCGCGCCGTAAAAGGCTCGAAAGTCCAGGCGGTCGAGCACTTCGCGCTTGTCAATCTGTCCCATGTCACCGCCTATGCGTGCTTGAGGCGCAAAACGTCATAGAGGCGCTGCGTCAGGTCCTGGGAAAGGATGCCGTGGCAGTAAAGCCACATGAGGAAGACCTTGATGGTCCCCTTCACGGCTATTCTCCCTGGCCCGCGTCCTCGAACGTGACCCGGGATTCCATCCAGGCGATGAGCTTGGACACTTCGTAGGCGACGGCCTTACCAACACGAATGCGGCCTTTGGGGCCTTTGCCCAGGGCATCGAGATTGGCCATGGTCTTGGGAGTGAGGATGCCGCCGGAAAATTCAGCTACTCGGCTACGGGCGACGTGGGAGCTTGGCCACCGTTCGGCCATGGGCGCAAAAGGAGACTCGGAAAGCATGGCGACTCCGAAGGCCCCGCTACGCTGCGGGGGTTGTCCTGGGGGAGCCGAGAATGGGGCTTGCGCTAAAGGCGGTTCTCGTGGGAGGAGGGGCTTGCAGTGGCCCACCTCGTCAGCGTTGGCGCGCTGATGAGAACCTTGCCCCCCTCGGCTCCGAGGTCTAGTTGGCGCTAGGCCTCGGCCAGGGGTTTTCTTTTGCTATCTTGCCCAACCGCCGGTCATAGACTGGACGGATGTCTTATGGTTCTTGGGGTGCGTTTTGTACTCCCCGCACCACTCCTGCGCGGAAGATTCCGGCCATCGCTGTTCACCAATGACCGGCGGATTTCGATGACACTCGCCATGTGATCCGTCATCTTTACAAGTCCAATAACTGCATGTTGAGCAATTATTTTCCATTTCAGTCTCCTTGCTTAAAGCAATCCTTTATTTTTTCCCACGATTCCGGGGTCATCTCTTTTGCTGGCTTGCTTCCAATTTCCGAGCGAACACGTAGTGCATTTTTTATCCATTTTTCCGATCCATTGTTCTCCAAAATCAAATCAAGAAGTCGTTGCGCATGGTACGAAACAGGTATTCTTGTCGCAACAGCGAACGAATCGTAGCATGGCCCCGATATTGTTATTCTGACTGTAATTTTATTATTTACGTAGTAAATTTCTATATCGTGGTCTGCCATAAAGAAGGAATAGCTTTCATATTTTATATTCTCACGAAACCCTTCCAATATCTCTTCAATTTGAGATATTTTCAAAAGCCCAGACAGTTCTTTTGCAATCTTCGCTTCCACCAGATTGAAAAAACTAAACTCCCGGTGATGCCCCTTCCCTGTTTCGGTCCTGGCAGAAATAATACCTCGTTTGACCCATTGCGCGGCTTCACCACGAGTTAGCCCGCAAAAGGTCATAAGGTCCGAAAGCGAATAGCTCCCATCGAAGGCTTCTTGGGGGGTCTTGAACTTGGGCATTGTCACGCTCTCCATAAGAAGAGCATAGCACGTTGCTATGCTCTGTCAACATCCTTTTTCAAATCGATGTGAATATAAAAATATTATTTAATTACAATATCTTGACATGCACCCATCCTACGGCCGCAACTCCACCACCTTCTTTCCCTCCCCCTGCTTGGCCCGGATTCCTTCTTCCAGGGTCTTCACGGCCCGCTGGAGCTTCTCCGGGTCAAGGTGGCTGTATCTCTCTGTCATGGCTAGGGTTCCGTGCCCCATTAACTCCTTGACCGTGTAGAGGTCCACGCCCTGCTCCACCAGCCAGGACGCAAAAGTATGCCGCAGGGTATGGAAAACCACCTTCTGGCGGTCATCCTCGACGCCTTCGTTAAACCCGAGGGCGCTTACCACCCGGTTAAAGCTGTCCGAAATCTGGACAGCCTTCTTGCCCCCCCGGTCGGGAAAAACGAGGTCATGATGCTGCCCATGGACGCGCTGGGCAAACATCTCCTTTACGGCGTCGGTCATAATGGCCGGGCGAGTCTTCCCGCTTTTGGTGCGCGTACCAGCTTTGACGGACGTGCCCCGGATAGTGATGACGCCTCGTTCCATGTCCACATCTCCCCACTCAAGCCCGAAAATTTCCCCGGCCCGAAGGCCGCAGTGCAAGGACAAAAGGGCCATGTCGTGGACGTTGGGGCTTTTCAAGGCCAGGGCCTCGAGCAGGCGGTCGGCTTCCTCGTGACTCAGAAACCGGACGCGGCGGTTGTCCTCGGTGGGCTTCTTTACCTTGGCGGTCGGGGCCTCACCGTCATAGAGACCTAGGCGCTTTGCATGGTTAAAAACTTGGCGTGCGACGGCCAAACAGTATGAAATCGAACGGGCCGCCCTGCCGGCATTCGTCATATTCTTTTTGAGGCGTTCCAGGTCCAGGGGGGCAATTTTCCGCAAGGGTTTACTGCCGAACGCTGGCCCGATCCATAGCCGGGCAAACTCGTCTTCCCGGGCTACTGATCTGGCGCTTTTCCCGTCGGCTTTTTGCTGCGGCAGGTATGTGTCCGCGAAAAAGCGGTTGAAGGTAAGGTTGTCGCGTTCCTCTTGAACCTTCCGGGCGGTCTCGGCTTCTGCTTCGGCTTGACGCTTGGCTTCTTGCTCCTTGCGCTTTTCCCGAAGCGAACAGGGGCCGTCTCCGATTCTGCCTGAGGTCCGAAGCTTCTCCAGCTCTAAAGCTGCCTTCTGCTCGGTCCAGCCCTGAGAAGCCCACCCTAGCGCCTCTTCACGGCGTTTGCCGTCGAGCTGAAGACGGATGACGAAGTAGCGGTCCGCCATGATGCCGTGCTTGCGGGTTGGATGCTCCCGAAAACGAACGCCCTTAAATTTTGAAGAGTGCCATAGATAGCTCATTTGTCCACCCCTTGCCTTCGGATTACCGAGAAGTCCGAAGGCCTCTTGTCCCCACTATGTCCCCACTTTTTCGATGAACGCAGGGGACAAAAAAGGACTTGATGGGATAGAAGCTAGGCAGGAAAAGCTTAAAAGTCAATATGTAACAGGACAAACGGGAAGGTACGGGAAGGATAAAATATGGGACTACGAATCCGTAGGTCGAAGGTTCGAATCCTGCCGGGCGCACCAAAAATTTCAAGGGGTTGGCCGAAAGGCCGACCCCTTCTTCTTTTCGTTGCGAATATGCTCCAATCCTGCTCCTTCCGGCTCCACGGAGGTGGAACACTGGTTACGATTCGGCCCCGGCGGGACTCCTGGGAAGCCGCATCCGGCGCAAAGGGTGGCCCGTTCCTGCCGGAGATTTGGCACCATATTCGACGCGAAAAAAAAGGCACGTGTAAACGAATCCGAAATGAATCGGGGCGTGTTTGTCTCTCGGAGCGAAGCGGAGTCCGGGACCGACTATTTGCCCTTTACATTTTCCGGATCGTGCGTATATTTTTATTCTGCCTTTAAACGAGCATACTTTTTTGGATCTTGGGCGTCTTCCGGTGTACAGCTCCAAGCAATGCGAAAAAACATGCCCAAAACGGGAGCGAATACCCTTGTCCAAGAAACTTTATGTCGGAAACCTTTCCTTTAA